CCCTGACGGAATAGCCGCCAGAATGCTAATTACTAGCTGCTCGATGTTGTCGAGCGCGCTCTGATTGTCGTAGATCGCTACGCCTACGGTCATAACTAAATTAACTTTTACCTTTACTTTGTCTTTACTTAATAAGCTCGGACGTAAGTAAGGCGTATTTGGGACGATCGCAGCGAATGGAACGATCGGCGATTCTGGAACGGAATCGTAAGTATTGGCCGCTACTCCTGCGATGGCAGTTTTAAGAGGATTACGGACAGATGAAAGAATCGTGGACGCAGTCACTAGCCGACCATCGTTCCCTCGTCGATGTAATTACCGAGAAGTCCGATAACACGATTTAGCAAGCTTCGGCCCATTCGATAAGGCGAACTGGCGAAGTCCAGACCTTCGATTTGACCGCCCGCAGCTGTGCGAGATTGAAAGACTTCGATAGATACTGCATAGATAGCGGACTCGATCGACGCGTTACCCGCGTAGAGAGTCGCAGCTGAATAACCGCTAAGAGTTGCCGAACCGTTTGGAATGATTGCGTTACGTTCTAGATCTGAGCCAGAATTAGCGTAACTAAAAGAATAAGGACTATCTACAACGGTTACAGTATGAGTTCCGTCGAAGTTTTGATGGCCGATTGAAATTACAACGCTAGATCCCACCACGAAATTATGTGGAGTCAAAGTCCATAATCTTGCGACGTTTGATTTACGCTCGTGATAATTAACAGAAGAGCGATAAGAAACCAACAGCGGAAGAATCGACTGCTCGGCTGTGTCGATGATGTCGTCGAGGTATGAATCCGAATAGAGAGAAGAGCTAACGCCTAGGACGGATCGCAGCTGTGACGCTGTAATAATTGCTGGCATTAGCTCTTCCCTTCTACTACTCGACTAGCTCGGGAGCGAACTAGTCGATGTCTGATTTATTCGGATTACGCCTTGTTATTCTTGAATGCGCCCGCTGCGATCTTGGTCGCTAGTGCGCCGTAACCGTAATAGCCGACAGTAATCTGGCCAGAAGCTATTACATTCGCGCGTAGCTGGAATGTAGGGCCTTCGTACCATGTGTAAGCGTCTGGGTTAACTACGAGAATAGTTCCGTCTGCGTCTGTTGCTGCTAGTGATGGATCTACGTATAGATCTAGGCCCGCTACTGATCCACGAAGTGAATCTGGACGAACTACGCCGCCAGCGTTCTGTGGCTGCTGTGCGTTGTAGATTGGACGACCTGAATCGTTAAGAGTCATTACGTTAGACCATTGGCCTGTTCCCATGATGATGTTCTTAGCGAATCCGTTTGGAAGTCCCGCTGTAGCTGCATAAACAGAAGCAGAACCGCGAGCGACTACGCCCAAAAGTTCGGCAGCTGTTGGATAAGTTGTAGTAGTTGTACCGTCTGCTGTTGCAGCTGATACAAGAGCTGCTGAAACGTAAGCGTTTTCTGCCTTCGCCTTAGCTGCTGCCATGTTACGAACTAGCTCGTCGAAGAATGCTGGAGATGTACGATCCAAGAGTTCGACTGAGAATGTCTGTTGTCCTGCGAACTTCTTAACGTCTACAGAAATAAAAGCTGAGTTCTGATCTGTTTCTGATGGAGTTCCAGCTTCTGAAGTTACTGCCACTGTTGGCATGACTGTAATCTTAGGAATCTCGAAAGTCATTCCAGCGTCTGGAAGTGTTCCGCGAGAGATTGCGTCGATAGATGGACGAATAAGTGTTCCTAGTCCGTTTACTACCTCTGCAAGTTGACGAGTAGGAACAAGTCCTGCGTTGTCTGTTGTATCGTCTGCAGCTAATACGTAACGGCGAGCGTCTTCGTCGCCCATCGCTGCGCGGATTGTGTTTTCCACGTACTTAGCAGCTGTAAACTCTAAGCGTGGCTTTGAGAATGATCCGCCTACTGCTGGCTTTGCAGCAGCTGTTACGGACTGAGCAGCTTCGACCGTCTCGACGGTTTCCGCGTTTGTGACGGTGTTGTCCACTTCGTCTCCTTCTGTTGTTGTTGGTGTTACTTCCTCTTCCACTGTGGAATCGGAAATCTCTTCGGCGACTTCTTCGCCTTCTGTTGCAGCTACTTCGCTAACGCGAGCAGAACGAACCGCTGGCTCTGTTACAAGTGCGACACCTGTTAATTCTCCAGCAAGAACGCGCATAGTGCCGTCCTTTTGCATGATGTAATCATCTACAGCTAATTCGATAGAAAATCCATCGCGAAGTCCGTCCATCGCTTCGGTTAGCGCGTCTGTTCCCGCTGTAGTGTTAGTAATCTTAAAAGTCGCGTTAATTGCGTTACCGTCTAGAGTCATGTCCAGAGTTTTACCGATTGGACGAGTGCGATCGTGTTCTAGGTTTAGTTTTACTGGAGCTGGAGTAATTGAACCCTTAGCGAATACGACTTTTCCAGTAGAAGCGTTCGCTGGCTCGTCGAATGCGACGATACGCCCGCTAATTGTGCGAGAGTTAGAATCTGCCGCTGTGATGTTCATCGGTGTAGTTATTTTCATAGAAGTAGATCCTCTTCTGCTCTGATCTCGTCGATACTCATCGCACCGATTCGATTTAGGATTTCGTACACTTGCGCGCGCTCGTAAGGATTGCCACGCAAGAAATCGTCTAGATCGAACTTAACTTCTTGACCTAGTGGAGTGAAATCGGATAAAGATAAACGCTGTTCGATAGCTGTCATTAGTGGACGAAGCGAATAGTCGATAAGGGAACGACGTTCGCTTACTGCATTCGAGTAAGTGAAGCTAGTTGGCTCTGCGCTAGCGAAATAAGCAGGAATCCCAGCTGCGCGACACAATTCAAGAGCCAGGTATCCGCGAGCTTCGTTAAGTTGAAGATTCTTAGGATCATAACCGACAGTCTCGATAGAAACGTCGCCGTTTAAGAATGTAACAGCTTTAGAAGTGCGATTCTTAAACGCTGAAACTAAAGCAGCTACGCGATCTTTAGGAAGTGCGACTCCAGAGTTCTTTAAGATTGTTTGAGGATTAGGATTTATTGCGAAATCGTAAGCAGTCTTTTCTAGTGCGCTAGCTGCGCGAATAGTACGTCCTGCACGATTTAAGATTCCTTCGTCGAGTCCGTTAAAGACTACAAGTTCGGCTGGATCTATTGGATAACCATCTACAGCGTAACCGTCGATTTCTGTAGAGTTAGAATTAGTTCTAACAGTAACGCGAAGCGGATCTATACGCTCCATCGCTTGGATTCTTCCTGTATCGGCATAGCGATTTAGGACGCGAGCATAACCGTAACCATAGAAGAGAATGTCTTCGGCTAACCAGCTCCAGAATCCAGAGCCAGCGATTCTTGGATCTGGCTGATTTATAACTCTTGGCTGTTGCACCTTTTCGCCAGTAGCGATGTTTCGAGTAGTCATCTCGAAAGAACCTAAAGTCATGCAGATCATGTTGCGAGCGCGGGCTAAAGTTGGAACGCCCATCGCTTCGGTACGTGTAGCACTCTGATTTCCAGAATAGTAAAAACCACCTAAAGAATCGTAAGTATTGACAGGATAAAGCGAAGCTTCGACGTCGATGGTAGCCGCTGGCGTTGCAGCGTTAACCTTCGGAACGAACAGATCTAATAAACCCATGCCGCAATTCTAGAGATGGCGTTACTACTAGCCGACCATGATGTCAAGATCCATCGGTGGGCGTGTCGCGTAGTGGGTGACGAGTGCAGTCGCAACCGTCGCGCAGACAGTCGACTGAGAAGCTCTCCGCCCGATTGTCCAACCACCATCTCCGAACGGAAGTCTCGCAGCTGATAGAATCTGCTTGGAGAGTTCTGTCTGTTTTGGATCGTGACGTAATCTCTTCGATGTGATCGCTCCTAACAATTCGTCGCAAGCTTGGCCGTACAGTGCGCCGTCGATGTCTGAAATAGGAATCCCAGCGGGAACTAATCGCGCAGCTATAGCGGACGCAGTTCTCTTAGAATAAGCCACTGTCTCGACTGGATACTGCTTTGTATAGGGAGCGATGTCGTTAGCGATCGCTTTATCGTCGAGGTTAATTGGATTATGCCAAGTGTGAAGAAGCTTTACGAAGAATCGCTCGTCGTCGATCTGCTGGGCAGCTACTAACGCAGCGTCCCTTCGATTCGGACTTACGTCTACGCCTAGCCAAGTTGTCTTCTCTGGATCAAGCTCTAAGCCTTCTTCCGCGCACTGATTCCATTCCTCGGCAGGGATCGCAGCTGAAATCGTGGCGACCCAGCGACATAAGACTTCTGTCTTTACGACGTCTGGCGGATCGTTGAGAACGGCGCGAATGTTGTCGATGTGGATCGTGTGACCTAGCGCGGGATTAGCTTTAGCAGCTCCAGCCCAGAACGCTTTAGAGTCGTCGATCTTTTCGTAGTTTG